GGCAGCTGGCCCGCGGCGAACCTTGAGGTCTTCTGCAACGTGATCGACGAGGCGGTCGGGCACATCGCCGCGCAGACCAGGACCCCGCAGCATTACCTGGTCGGCAAAATGGCCAACCTGAGCTCTGACGCGCTGCTCGCCGCGGAAACGGGGCTGGTCAAGAAGGTGCAGGAGAAGCAGCTGTGGTTCGGGTCGGCGCTGCGGGAGATGGCGCGGCTGATCGCGCTGGCGCAGGGCAACAAGCCGAAGGCGCAGGCTTACCGCTCGGGCCGCGTGCTGTGGGCGGACAGCGAGAACCGCTCGATGGCGCAGCTCGTGGCGGCCCTGGTGCAGCTGAAGTCCATCGGCTGGCCCTTTGATGACTTGGCGCGCCGCATGGGCCTCAACGACGACGAGGTCGCGCAGCTGATCGTGTCGCGGAACGAGGAGCAGGCAGGAGACCCGCTGCTGGCGATGCTGGGCACGCGGGAGCTGGGCAACGCGGGCGTCACGGGCACGATGGGCGACACGTCGCTGCTCGGCCCGGACGTGCCGCCGCCGCCGGAAGTGCAGCCGGAGAACACGCGTGGCTCCGCCAGCGGGCAGCGTCCCGGCTTCTGACGCGGCGGCGCGGTCGCAGGCCGCGGGCCGCGCGTACCAGGCGCAGCAGTCGCAGTTCGCGGTGTCGGCAGCAGTGGGCGCCGTGCTGGCGTGGCGGCAGATCGACGGGAAGGCGCTCGACGCGAGCTGGCCGAGGGTCGCGTCGGCGATGACGGCGGCTATCTCGGCAGCACAGCGGGAAGCGGCGGAAGCGGCGCCGGCGTACCTGGCCCGGGTGGCGGCCGCGCAGGACGCGGGGACGGCGGAGTTCAGCCTCGACGCATCGGCGTTCGCTGGGCTGACCGGTGACGGGCGGTCGCTGGCCGGGATGCTGTACGCGCCGGTGGCGCTGTCCAAGCAGTACATCGGCGCCGGGCAGCCGATCGCGGACGTGCTGAAGCAGGAAGAGCTGCACGTCGCGATGCTGGCGCAGACGGTGACGCTGGACGCGGGCCGGATGGCGTCGCAGGGGATGCTCATGGGCTACCCGGTGCTGCGCGGCTACGTGCGCGTGGTGCACATGCCGGCGTGTGCCCGCTGCATCATCCTCGCGGGGCGGTTCTACCGCCGGTCGGACGGTTTCTACCGGCACCCGAACTGCAAGTGCACGATGCTCCCTGCCCGCGGCGAGGAGTGGGTTCCGTCGCAGGACCCGCAGGCGCTGATGGACCAGATGCAGGCGGATCACCCGGAGTACCTGGCCAAGTCCCTCACGAAGGGGGATCTGCAGGCGCTGGAGCACGGCGCGAACCTGAACCAGGTCGTGAACGCGCACCGCGGCATGGCGACCGCGAACGCGTACGGCCGGAAGATCTCGGTCACGACCGAGGGCACGACGAAGCGCGGGTTCGCCGGGCGCCGGATGATCCGGGAAGCGGGCGCGAAGCGGGGCGCCGGCCGGTACTCGACGGCCCGCGCGCCGCGGCTGACCCCGGCGCAGATCTTCGCCGAAGCGGACTCGAACAGCTGGGACCGGGACGAGATCGTCCGGCAGCTCAAGCGGTTCGGATATGTGGTTTAGCCGCGCGACGCGGCCAAGTGAAGGGAGCAGGCGCGATGCCTGAAGTACTGCCCGTGCACCCGTTTACCGGTCTGACTGCGCTCGGTGTGCTGTCTTCCGGCCGGATCGTCTGGCCCGTCCTCGGCGGCGCACCCGGCGATGACGGCCAGGGCGACGACGCCGGCGACGGCGACGGTGCCGACGGCCAGGGTGATGACGACCAGGACGGCGACGGCCTGGGCGAGAAGGGCCGGGCGGCGCTCAAGAAGGAGCGCGACGCCCGGAAGGCGGCCGTTAAGGCCCAGAAGGCGGCTGAGGCGAGGGCGGCCGAGCTCGAAGCGAAGCAGGCGAAGCAGGACGGCGAGGACACTGCCGCGACGGCCGAGAAGACCCGGCGCGATGCCGAGGCCGCGGCAAACGCGAAGGCGAACTCCCGCATTCTCAAGGCCGAGCTGAGGGCGGCGGCGGCCGGGAAGCTGGCCGACCCGTCCGACGCGGCGGCGTTCATCGACCTGGCGCAGTTCGAGCCGGACGCCGAAGGCAACTTCGACGCCGATGAGATCTCCGGGGCGATCTCGGACCTGATCAAGCGCAAGCCCCACCTGGCCGCGAAGGCTCAGGGATTCCAGGGCGCCGGAGACGGCGGCGCGCGCACTAACGGCTCGGGGCCGAAGCAGGTAACCGACGCCGAACTCAAGACCATGTCCGCCGACCAGATCGTGCAGGCGCGCCGGGAAGGGCGCCTGACGAAGCTGATGAACGGCGGCTAGCAGAAAGGGGCACTTAGGTGACCATCCTGCATTATCGCCCGGAAGTCTGGGCGTCGGAGCTGATCGTTCAGCTGCGCAAGCAGCTCGTGTTCGCCGGGCCCGGGATCGTGAACCGCGATTACGAGGGCAACATCCAGGCGTACGGCGACACCGTGCACATCTCGGGTGTCGGCGACGTGACGGTCAACGACTACGACGAGTACGAGGACATCGAGTACGACACGATCGACGACGCCGGCACCACGCTGGTCATCGACCAGCGGAAGTACTGGGGCAAGCAGATCGACGACATCGACAAGGCGCAGGCCATGAACGGCGGCGCGGTCGTGGCGCAGATGATGAGCCAGGCGGCCTACCGGCTGGCGGACACGGCCGACCAGTACGTGGCCAGCTTCTACACCCAGATCCAGTCGGCGAACGTGCTGAGCGCCGTGACGGACCTAACGGACGGCGGCACCTACACGGCCAACGAGGTCGGCGAGGCGGCCTACGACCTGCTGGTCGACATGGGCACTGCCCTGACGACAGCCAACGTCCCGAAGGAAGGCCGGTACGTGGTCGTGCCGCCCTGGTACTACGGCTGCCTGCTCAAGGCGCACGCGTTCATCAACGTCGAGAAGTCGGCTGACGACGGCCAGGCGCTGCGCAACGGCCTGATCGGGCGCGCCGCCGGGTTCGACGTGCTGGAAAGCAACAACACCGCGTCGCCGTCCGCCGGCGAGAACGTGCTCATGGCGGGCACGCCGATGGCGATCAGCTTCGCCGACCAGATCCTCAAGACCGAGGCGCTCCGGTCGATCGTCTCATTCAAGGACCTGCTGCGCGGCCTGCACGTCTACGGGAGCAAGGTCATCCGCCCGGACGCGCTGGCCTGCGTCACCGTTACTGAGCCCTGAGCAGGAAGGTAGCCAGACATGGCACGCACTGCAGTGACTCCCGCGCAGGGAGTCAAGAACGGCGGCGTCGCGCCGACCGTGACCACGATCAACGCCGGGCTCGTCACCGCCGGCGTGACGATCGCGGACGCGAACCCGGAGGAGCTCATCATCCGGGTGGCGAACACGGACGGCGCGGCGCTGGACGTCTACGTCCGCGCGAGCACGTCGCAGTACCCGGCGTGGATGAGCGGCCAGGGCGACCTGAGCATCTCGGTTCCGGCGACGACCGGCGTGATCGAGATCGCCGCCCTCGACTCGGCGCTTTACCTGCAGCCGGACGGTTCCCTCTCGATCGACTTCGCGACGGGGTTCACCGGCACGCTCGAGACGACGTACCGGCCGTACCGGCCGTGAGCGACGTCCTCCACCTGAAGGGAGAGGGCGGCGCCGTCTTCAAGATGGCGCTGCCGCTCCACCCGCAGATCGCGAAGCGGTACAAGGCGGGGCTGCTGAAGCGCGTCAACGAGGACGGCTCGCCGTACGCGGAGCCGCGAGCGCCGAAGCAGCCGGTGAAGCAGCCGCCGAAGACCGCCCCCGCGGGGGATCCTGCCGGTGGCGGCTGACCCGTTCGCGACCGCCGACGACGCCGAAGGCTACGGTTACCCGCTGCCGGACGCGACGGCCAGCACGCTGCTCGTGCGCGCGACGCAGCTGCTGCTCGACGCGGCCGGCTTCGCCATCTTGGCCGGCAGCACGACGGTGCGGCTGCAGGCGCGTCACCGGCTGCTGAGCCTGAAGTACGTGCCGCTGGTGACGGACGTGACCGGTGTCGTGCTCTCGCTGGAGGACGGCACGACCGAGACCGTCAGCGACTGGCACTGGCCGGGGCTCGTCGAGGGTGTCGCGGAGGATATCCGGCTCGGCGGTCACGTGCGGGAGTGGGCGCGCCATGACGGCTACTTCTCGGTAACCGTCACGCAGGGTCTCTCGTCGGTGCCGGACTCGCTGGTGCTGCTGACGTGCTCGGTGGCCTACCGGCTGGCCGCGATGCCCGCCGCGATGAGCGCGGGCGTCACGGCCAGGACGGTCGGTTCGACGTCGTGGCAGGCACCCAAGGCACCGTCTGACGGGGAGCTGACGCCGGGCGAGCTGCGGCGGCTGCAGCGGATCGTCCCGCTGCGGCGCACCTGGCAGGTGCCGACGTGATCCCTCTCGGCACCGAGACGGTCACCGTCCTGAGCGGCATGACCCGCGACAACTTCGGCGACCCGCAGAACAGCGACACCGGGACCGAGGTAACGGGCTGCTCGGTTCAGCCGGCGTCCTCAACCGAGTCGACCGCGCACGGTGAGCTGGTTGTGGTCAACGCGGTGCTGTACGCGCCGTGCGGGACGTCCATCGGCGCGCTCGACCGCGTGCAGTGGCGCGGCCAGACCTACCAGGTGAACGGGCAGCCGCTGATCTGGCAGGACGACATCGGGCCCGGTGACAGCTACGTGAAGGCGTCGCTGCTCCTGAGGGAGGGCAACGCGTGACCGAGGATAAGGAGAGATCCGCATGACGCTGCATGCAACCCGCGACGGCGAGAACATCACCGTCAACATCACGTACGGCCCGGTGACGGCGAGCGTGACCGAGTTCGAGGGCCACGCCAGGTCTTTCTGGGGGCAGCTCGGCAACCTGCTGCACGCGCCGGAAGACCGGGCGCGGGCCGGCTACGAGCGCTACCGCGAGCACGCGGGCGGCGTCTCGAAGTTCACGGGCGACGCGCTGCCGTCGTTCGACGAGCAGGACGAGGAAATCCGCGCCCACTGGGTCGCGGCTTTCACGGAGTAGCGCGCTGTGGCCACCTACGAGGGCAGCTACTCGGGACTCGGCCAGTTCATGAACGGCCCGGAGATGCAGGAAGCCATGCGGCAGATCGCAGAGGAGGGCGCGGAGTACGCGCGCAGTATCGCCCCGGTGGACAGCCGCTCCAAGGACGACCCTCACCGCGGCGAGTACAAGGACTCGTTCGAGGTGACCGTTCAGGGCTACGGCGGACCGCGCAAGAACCGGGCCGAAGCGCGGATCACCAACACGGCCCCGTACGCCACCCTGGTGGAGTGGCGTGACAACCATCACACGCTCGGCCAGACGGCCGCGCAGATGGGGACAGAGTGACCCTCCAGGCGTGGCCGGACGGCGAGCGGGCGCTGTGCGACCTGCTCGCCAGCCTCGGCACGACGGGCACCGAGACGCCCGCCACCCTGGAGTCGGAGACGCCCTACATCCGCGTCACGCGGACGGGCGGATCTGACGACCACCGGGCGACGGACACGGGGACTTTCAGCATCGACGTGTTCGCCACGGGTGCGACGACGGCGAAGGCGGCGGCGGAGCAGGTGCGGCAGACGCTGCTGACGGGGCTTCCGGCGCAGACGGATCACGGGCAGCTCGACTGGGCGTTCACCGACGTCGGCCCGCAGCTGCTGCCACCGAGCGACACAGACAACCTGCGGCTGGCCGTGGCCAGCTACAAGATCTCGATGCGGCGCGTGCCGCAGTAAGGAAGGAACGCGATGACAGCCACTCCGACCACGTTTCCGAGCTTGATCACGCAGAACAACGCCAACATCCGGAAGGCGCTCAAGGGCGGCGTGCTGGGGGCTCCGTCGACCGCGAGCGTGCCGACGGCGCTGACGATCATGAGCAGCGGCGACACGCCTGTTCCTGTGCTGCAGACGCTGTCGGGATTCGCGTCCCTGGGTTTCTTCGACGACACCGGTGCCGTGTTCTCCCGCAAGCGGAGCACGCAGGACGTGACGGCATGGGGCAAGACGGTGCCGGTGCGGACGGACGTCACGAGCGACGTGACGAGCGTGAAGGTGACGGCGCTCGAATCCAACGCGACGGTGCTGAGCACGTTCTTCGAGATTCCCCTCGCGGACCTGGTGCCCGACGAGACAACCGGCGAGCTGTGGATCACGGAGAACATCAGCCCGCCCGGGGTCACCTACCGCATCCTGGTGCTGGGCCAGGACGGCCCGGCGGGGAGCGAGACGTGGATCGGCCGCCTGATGCCGGCGGCGACGATCACCGCGCTCGGGGACATGTCGCTCAACAGCGGCAAGGACACCATCGAGTATTCGATGACCCTCGAAGCCCTGGAAGACCCGGTGGCGGGCTACGCGATCGCCACCATCTTCGCCGGGCCCGGGTGGCTGGCGAACCTGACGAACGCGGGGCTGAGCGCATGAGCAAGACGTTCGAGCAGTACGAGGCCGAGTACGTGCGCGCCGACTTTCCGTGGCCGATGCCGGGCGGCGCGGCAGTTCCCGTTCCGCAGCCGAGTTTCGACCTCACCCGCAAGGCGGTCGCGGCGGCGACGGCGGGGACCCTGATGGACGCCGTGGTGCTGTACGCGGGACCGGAGGCGGGCGCGGAGATCGCGGCGGCGTGGGGCTCGCTCCCCTCAACGGCACTGAGTGCCGTTTTCGCTGAGATGCGGGAGCACTTCGGCGCAAAAAACTAGAGCGCCTCGCCGCGCTGCTGGAAAAACACGGCGGCGCGGTGAGGGCTGACCTGCGGCACCAATACTGCGGTTTCTCGCTCGGCGAGATGTTCCGCGGCGAAGTCACACCGGACGAGGTGTGGGACATGGTCACGCACCTGCCGCGCAACTGCGCGACCTGGTCGGCGGTGTACGCGGACCCGGATACGCCGCTGTCGGACGAGGTCCGTGAGATGCCGCTGAGCGAGTACAGCCCGGAGGTTGAGGCGCTGCACGACTGCTACGACATGCTCGCGTCACTGGCGGCGCAGGTAAGGGCGATCGCCAGCGGCGAGTCGCAGCGGGTTAAGCCGCACCGGCGCCCGCTGGAAGGCAAGCGCGCGGCGCTGAGGGCGGCGCGGCGCGAGCAGGCGCGCCAGGAGTGGGACGAGCTGCTGACACAGATGGGCATCGAGAGGTAGGGGACGCATGAGCTACCGGGCGGGCTCCGCGTATGTGAGCGTGGTCCCTGACATGAGCGGCTTCAGCGATGCTGTCAAGGGAGAGCTCGACAGCGAGTCCGCCGATCTCGGGGCGTCTGCCGGCGCCGCGTTCGCTGACGCGTTCAAGGCGGAGGTCGACTCGTCGCTGGCAGGCGTCGGCGACGTG